TATATCGAAATGTAATGTTGCAATATCACCGCGAATGATGGTGCTTATATCTTTATCGCCAAGCGTTTCTTTAATATTGTTGTTATAGGTTTGTTCTATTTTAGTAATGGTCTTGCATTTCCTTCTAACAAGATCTTTTTTATAGATCACAAACAAATCATTGAGTGTTTTCATATTAGTCCCTTTGTGTATGTTTGTGTAGTTTACTAAATATTTTTCAAAATATCTAGCAAGTTGCGAACAGCATCATTATTCTTCATGTGTTCATCAATGATGGTTATTTGATTTTCTGTGTGTGGTTTTATAAAGACTATGTTGCGGTGTTCTAAAGAAACCAAAGCAAAGATATCTATTAGGCCTTTTTTATATTCTCTGTCTTTAGTATGTGATCCTCTGCGAAGATCAAACCGCCAATTCTTTTTGTGCAGTTCTTGTTTGGATTTGGTTTTAACTTGTACTCTGTAGAAAATATCTTGGTATTCAAATATGAGATCAGCCAAACCAGCGTTGGGTGTGAGTAGTACATTGTCTGATAAAAGCGAGAGGACAGAAGCTGTCAGATATTCACCCGATAGACCAATTCTATGGGTTGGATGTGACATGGATTATTCTTCTAAGTCTAAAAGTCCTTGTTGTTTATATGATCCCTCTATTAAAGATTGTGCCATAGGGCCTGTGAATCCAACAGATGTTAATACTGCAACTTTTTCACTGATTGGAAGATCTGGTTTTAATGCCCAATTTCTAAATGCAGCTCTAGTAACTGGATTAGATAACGCTGTTGTAATAACTCTAGGTGTTACATAAGCAGCTCCAGCAGCAGCTAATCCTGGTATAAAATCTCCAGTTAAAACACCTGTAGTACCACCGAATCCCAACGCTGTATAAAATTCTCTAGTTGCATTACCAAATGCAGTATTTGAAAAGTTTACTGATTGACTTGCTTTATCAAATCCCTTTGCAACATTTTCTATATCAAAAACTTTATCTCCAAGCGATTGTATTGTTAGTGGATATTCGCCTGTTGCTGTTTTATATTTATTAAGATTGGTTACAAGATAACTTGGTGAAAAATCTCCTTTAGGATTTAAACTTAAATCTTTAAATTGTTTTTCCCCTATTAATTTTAAATTTTCATCTGTTCCTAAATTTTTTGTGAATATTTTTCCAAAAACATTATTAATTCTGGATGTTTCTGTTTTTGATTTGTTCATAAAATTATCATAAATTTTTTCTGAACTTAAAAAATCTTTTCCTCTGCCTGTTGTAAACAATGGTGTTAAATCTTTTTCAATAAAATTTAAACCATTTTTATAAAAATCATTGGCTCTAACCGCTAAATTACCAATATCTCCACCCATTGAATTTGCAGCATTAAACAAATCATCGCTTAATGCTCCATACAATTTTTTCATATCGGTTGCATCTGGAGATGTGCCAACTACATAAGTGCCTTTTAATTGCTTTCCAACTGAAGTTCTTAATTGCTTTAGATCTAGGTAAGTTAATTTTGGATCACCCTTGAAATATAAATTTAATTGATCTGAAAAATTTGATCCAAACAGTTCTGAAAGTTGTTTATTTGAAAATCTGTACTGGTTTGCTTTCAATAACGCTTTTGTTGATGGCATATCAAAGGTTATATTTTGCGGTATTGATTTACCCAATCTTGTGTACATAAAATCAGATCTATTAAAGAAATCATCAGTATATTTATTAACGCCATCAATTATTAAATCTCCAGCACTTAATTTAGATAGCTCTTGACCATTTAGAGTTAAATTATCAATGGCATTATTAAGTTGAAATAAGCCATCTTGATAAGACTTAACTATTGGCCTTCCGCCCATAGTAGTTGCTAGACCATTTTCAATTCTTGCAATACCTTGATCTTTTGTAGTAACGCCAAAGGGAAGTGATTTTATCCCTAAGTTACTAGCGGATTCGTATGTTGATTTGGCAGCAGGATCATTTAATACTTTGTTTAAACTGTTTCTTAAATATTGTGCGCCTCCAGCTACAGGAAATGGTGTTACTGCTTCTATTGTTCCAGCTAATGCAATATCTGATAACTGCTCTGCTGCTGATCTGGTATCTTCTTGACCTTTGCCAAAAAAGTATCTAAGCATTGCATCATAACTTTCCCCAAGGAATTGTGATCCAACTGCTGCACCTCCAGCAACCCCAACTGGTATTCCAGCTACAGTTGGGGTAGTTCCTAATCCTCCAATTATTCCTCCACCTATCGCTCCAATAATTTCAGGAACAATTCTTCCATACTCAAGAACATCCCCAAAATCAAAACCACCTGGATTAAATAATGTAGGCTGTCCTGTTGATGGATTGGTAAAAATATAATTACCCTCTGACCAAGGTATAGCTTCTGGATAATATTTTCTAATTAGCTTTAATTTATCTTCTGGTTTTTTGTAAGCTGAAACAGTTACTCTCAGATCTTTTGGCGCACCCGTTTTGGTATCAAGACTAGATATATCTAAAGCGCCTGGAGGAAGCTGTAAATCTTCCCCTGTTAATAATTTAGCGCCTTGTGGTAATGGAACTGACATTATTATTCAACAGGCTTGCCAGAATCAACATAGATCCAGCGATTATTTTCTAAATCTTCAATGATTTCTTTATTATTATAAATGGCTTTTCTAGGTGTCCCTATTTTTTTTGTTGGCTCTCCTAATTTTTCTAAACCTTCGTTTTTTGTTCTCAAGGCGGTAGCTCTTAAATCATTTAATTGTTTTAGAGTTCCTATATCCCCACCCTTTAATAACTGTTTGAAACTTGTGGGATTACCAATCCAGTTTTCCAATAAATCTAAGTCAGGCCCAGCAAGCACCCCTAATTCAGCATAGTTTTTTAACTCTAACAACACAGAATTATATTTACTATCAATTTCTGCTAATTCAGTTCCAATCGTAAGAGGTCCTGGTTTTATTCTAATAATTGCTTCTTCCAAATCGTTTAAAACATTTACAACTCTATCAATAGTTTTTATATCTCCAAGAAGCTCCTTTCTTTCTGTTGGAGTGATTTCTTGTACTTTTTCCTCCTCGACGCCTTTTATCGTTGGTTGATCTGTTTTAATTGCATCAGTTGCAAATCCAACGGGGGGAAGATAATCATTTGGATTTATAATGCCAGGTCTTGTTACAGTTACTTGTTTACCCAGTTCGTTTATATAAGTTTCTGTTTCAGGTTGTGATAAATAGCTATAAGCTGTTGCATAAAGAGGTGTTGATCTAATGCTTGGATCTTTTTGTCCTTGCAAAAGAACATTCATAAATTGATTTGACATACCTTGCCCAGCAAAGGCTTCACCTTTTAATTTGTTTTTAGCTTCTTCTAATTTAAGACCTGCATAACCAGTTGGGCCAACTAAAGATAATAGTTGCTTTTGGTCTGGATTTGCAGAAGCGTAGGCAGCTTTAAAAGCCTCAACCTGTTTTTCATAAAGTTCTGCGGCCTGTCTTTCTTGCATCCTTTGCATAGCGTTAGCAGAAGCTGGCATACCTTGAAAAGCCTCGCCTATTCTAATAAGAGATTCAGCAATCCCAGCTTTTCGAGCTTGTTTTCTTTCTGCGGTGTACTTATCAATTTCTTCTTGTGTCATGGTTGCGAGTTCGCTAATCGTTTTTAACTCGCCTGGTTGATCTCCAAAACCACCACGCGCAGCTAACCTATCGCCAATTTTGGTAAATTTTGGAATATTTACTGGTGGCGCAGGTGTAGGCGCAGGTGCGGATGTTGGAACATCATATACTGGAACATCTAAACCTAAATATCCAGTTTTACTAGATCCTAAACCAGTTCTTTTTATGTAATCTTCTAAAGCACTAGGCATTTAATAACTCCATATAAAAATTAAATAAATACATCTGCAAATTGCCCAGCACCAGATAAAAGTTTACCAATTTCAGATAATCCTCTATCTCTTGAGCTTGTAGTTGTTGAGATAAGCGGTGTTCCTGTGCCAGCTTGTAATAAACCAAGCTGTTGAGGGCCATAAGCCAATGCTCTTTGGAACTCTTGATATGGGAACTGTAGAGCAGCTTGTTGTAGAGCTTGTTGTTGTTGACCAATTTGTGCAAGCCCTGCCAATCTTGCTAGGTTTTGTGATTGGATATCACCAAGTAAACCAGCCTGCTGTCTTTGTGCTTGCAACTGAAACTGAGGTTGGAACATAGCCATTTGTTGTTGTCTTGCAATATCGCTTTCAGCAGCTCGCAAAGCCTGCCCAAATCCTGCTTCTCTTTGCCCAGCAGCAGTTCTTGCCATTTGTTCTATAAATGGTCTTTGTGATTCTGCTTCTAATAATGCAGATCTTGAGCCACCAAATGCACCAGCACCGATTGCTCTTGATTGTGATAATCCTCTAGCGATATCTGCTTGCCTTTGGATATCAGCCATAGTTTGATCTATAACTTGTTGTTGGTATGGTGATTGATAGGCTGCGATATCAGCTTGTAATAAAGATGGTACTTGACCAACTGTGGGCGTGGGTGCTTGAGCTAATTGTTGTAAACCAGTTAAAGGATCGTATTGCATCCCTGTTTCAAATAAACCACGAGTAGCTTGAAATTGTCTAAGTTGATCTGGATTAAATCCAGCAACCATTGGCCCTGTATATGGTACAAATGGCTGCCCAGCAAGACCTTTGCCTGCTGCATAAAGCTCTTTCATTTGTGATTCTTGCCAAGCTGGTAAACTTACTGTTTGGGTTGTTTTACTTTTACTCATAATTCTTTTCTAACCATGTATTCTTCTTCAAATCCAAGGTGCTTGATCTTTCTAAGCCACCCTTTCCTGCCACCGCCATATAAGCGTTTGCATCCTAATTTCTTTGCAAACAACTCTATAGATGGCAACATTTCTGCTAGTTCTGAAAAATCTCCACCGCAGAATATTAGATTTAAGGCTCTGCCCTGTGGAAATGTAACCATTTCAGTAATCATAGCTGACCTTTTTCCTGGCCAAATATGAAACATTCCATGTTTTATTTTATCTTTTATATCTTCTATTGTATAGAAATCTTGATATTCTAAAGATTTTTTAATCCAATGTTGGCAACGCTCAAACTCTACTTCCCATTGCTCTCTATCGTCTTTGGGTTTGAGTTCTACTACTTTATTAGTCGCCTTTTGCATATTCAATAATACTCATGTGGATATCTAAATTACCCGCATGACTTGCTTGTACTTTTATAATTTCGCCTTGATGAATAATTAATGGATTTACCAATAAATCTGAGGTGCTATTTGCAGTAATTACCTTGTTACTAAATAAGTTATAAGTAGTTCCACCATGAGTATTGGTTACATCTATTTGAGTTTGTTGACCTTGATGTTCACAAACCAAAAAAGAAATAATGACTGAAAAATTAAAATCATTACCAGATGGTGATGTATAAACAGTGTAATCAGTGCTAGCTGTTGCAATATTGATATGTACATCTTCAGCTCTTTGGATATATTGTCTTTGTGAGGAAAAGTCCATTATCTCTTACCTCTAGCCTTAGTATCTATTCTGATATTACCAACTTGAAAGTCTTGAGTGGTTGAACCTGTTACTTTCATTTGTATTTGTCTGGCTGTAAACCTTGCATCGGTATAGCCATCACTTTCAAAAGTAAAGTCGCCAAAATCGGTTTCTGCACCTAGCGGTGTGAATTTACCTTTGAAACTAATGGTTACTCCTGGTAGCGTGTTAGCCTCTGAATCTGGAATGATTTGATTAACTTGTACCAATCTGTCGCCACTACCTATTTCTATTGGCCCTGACTGACAGAATGGTGATCTGTTGTTTATGTTTGGTGAATTGTTAAGTGTGGTGGATTCGTGTTCGTAAATAAAACCATTAGAATCACCAGCGATAGGATAATTAAATACACCTTGGTCAATCCAACAACCTCTGTCTAGTTCACCAATAGACCAGACATTTTGTGCATAGTTCCATATCACATATTTATTAGGGGTGTATTGACTTGTACCGCTTGGAAAGCCCCACCATATCTCGTTGAAGTTAGAGTTGTGTCCACCCCATGATGCTGCTCTGCCTGGCACATTAAGATTATCAAAGACATAATCATGCACTTCGCATGGTATTTCTCTAACTGTGCCATCATAAACAAAGAAAGCGTTTTCACCCATCCATGCTAGGAAATTACCAGTAGGTACGATTACTCTGCGACCTACTGCTTTACAGTTTGTACCAGCATCACCGATACCATAAACAAAAGGTGAGCCAACATACGACATTCTGCTAATACCAGTATCGCTAAACATAATAACATCTGCGTTAAACTTAACTCCGTATAAAGCTCTACCGCCTGTAGGTATTTGTAAATCACCAGCAGTATTGTTAGCTTTAGAAGTCCAGTTTTCTCTATCTTCTCGGTTTGACCATGCAATCTTTCTAGGATCGTCTGCTGATCCTACAGCTACCAAATGTCTTTCATTGGTTACTAATACTGCTTTGTTGCCTGTAGGTGCATTGGTTACTGCGGTTGCAATAGCATCGGGCGTGCCACCAGAGTTAGGCGACCATTCGTAAATCTTACCATCGCCTGAAAAACAAAAGACTAAAATCTCGCCCCAGTTATCAAAGGAGAAATGACCTGTATCGAGTGGTAGTCCAGATTGACTTCTGGCATCTCCGTAATCTTCTTCACCATAGATATAAGCACCGAATCCAAGCGGATCGTTGCTTGCATCATTAACAAAACCAACAGGAGTAATATCTGTCCAGGTGTTATCGTAAAGTGTGTAAACTTTCT